GGCCCTTGGTGATGTCCGTGCCGTCGAGGTTGGTGAGTTGGAACTGGGTCTGCTGGCGGTCCGCGATATACGCGGCGCCGGGGTTGCCCATCGCGCCCACCAGACCCTGGCCGAGGGTGAAGGCGTTGGAGAGGCCGACCGGAAGGCCCCAGAGGGAGCGCGGCGCGTCCTCGTGATGGGCATTCGGGAAGAGGTAGTTGCCCTGGGAGTCCTTCATCTTGATGATCTTGGCCCAGTCCGTGTAGCCCATGCCGATCGCCGTCGGCATGTAGTTGGCTACCAGGATGGCCGTGGACGCCATCAGGAAGGCATCCGCGCGGTTGTCACCGCTGACGCCGTCCGAAGACCACGTCCACTGCGCGACGTCCGAGTCGTTGAAGATGCCCTTGAAGTCGGCGCCCGTGTTGGTGCCGTGGAGAATCTGGCGATCCTCCTCGTCGTCGAGGCCCGCTTCCATGCGGCTCTGCAGGTAGGCCACCAGCATGGACACGTCGTCCATGAGTTCCTTGGGGAACTTGATGTAGTGGCCCAGGCTCTGGATGGTCGCCGTCTGCACCGCGCTCGTGATGGTCGAGGCGCTGTAGCCGGTGGGAGAGGACGGGTCGTCGCTGTGGGCCTTCGTGGCGGCGGCGTTGGTGTAGCCGGTCTCACGCAGGTACTTGTGGCTTCCCGCGGTCGTGGGGATGATCGTGAAGAGGTCACGAATGCGCGTGGACCGCACACCCTGCGGCACGATGCCGGGGATGTAGTCGGTCGCCATCACCGTGCGGATGTCGGAGACGGTCGCCACCTGCTGCGCCTTCTCGACGTAGCCGGCAGCCACCGCGCGGCTGGACTGGCCCTTGAGGCCGCCCGCTACGAGGAACTTGCCGGAGGCGCCCTGGGGGCAGCCCGCGTTGGCGAACATCTTGAAGGCGTCGGAGTCGACGAACGCAGCCACCGCGGCGATCAGGTTGTTGGTGTTGCCCACGCTGGGTTCCACGGTGCCGAGGGTCTCGCCCTTCGCGACCACATCGGCCCAGCGCTCGAGGTTCGGGTTTTTCAGGATGTCCTGATCCACCTTCGCGCCCTTGCGCTCCTCCATGGCTGCAACGCGAGCCGCCGCGTCCAGCACCTTTTGCGCGTTCGCGCGGTTCGGGTCATCGGCCATTGGATTTCACCTCCAAAAAAAATAGCCCCGGCAAAACCAGGGCTGTTGGGTCTCTGGGGAACTGTTACAGGGTCAGGGCCAGCAGGGCTTTCCGCTCGTCGCTGGTCATGTTGGTCAGCAGGTTGTCGAGTTGGCTGTCGGTCATCGAGGCCAGCTTGGCCAGCGCCTCGTTGACGGGGGCGGGCTCGGGCGATTTCTCGGCCGCGGGCGCGGCCAGTTTGGCCAGGGCCTCCAGCACAGGCGCCATGGCCTCGGAGACAGCAGTCTTCACGAGCGCCTCGATGTCGGGCCCAGCCTTCAACTCGGCGGCCTTCTCCTCGACGGCGGCAGCTTCGGGCTTCTTATCCATGGTGGACTCCTCCAGTTGTTTGAGCTCCTGGAGGCGAGCGCTCTTCACGCTCGCGCCCACCAGGGCGTCGGGATTGGATGGGATCGGAACCTGAGAGATCTCGATGAGTTCGGCCGACGTGTAGACCACAAAGGCCCGGCCGCTCTTGAGCGCCTCGCGGGGGCCCTCCGGCAGCGCGTCGATGTGCTCCGGCGGAGAGTAGTCCGTCACCCAGGACTTGGGCAGAAAGCCCACCGAGAAGCCCCGCATCGTGCCCTTCTGGACCTGCTGGAAAACCAGGTTGGCCTTCGGGTTGATGTCGGTGTCGTACTCGAAGGTGGCCAGGAGGCCGGCTGGCTCAATGGACACCGAGACCACCCGGCCCAGCACGTTCTCCGGGTCGGTCGTCCGGTGCTGATGTCCCCAGAGGAAGATGGGGTTTTTCCGGAATCCGTCGAGCAGCCAGCCGGACGGAAGAATGATTTCGTCGTCGCGGTCAATCGATGCTGTAGACGCCAGCGCCGTTACGCGCCGCGCCGTTTCGTCGATCGCCTTGATCTCGACCGAGAAGTGCTTCTGCAGCAGCGTAGACACGTTTCACAGCCTCCATTTTTGCCGCGTCCGGAGCCTGCGGGACGGGCGGTTCGTCGTTGATGTTGTGGCCCTGCATGTTGAGCGGGACGTTGATCTGGTTGCCCCACGGCTCGCCGAGCGGATCCATGTCGTGACCCATCAGCCACTGGTCGCGGGTGACTGTGCCGATCTCGTAGCCGCGGGAAAGCTTCTCGTGCATGAGTTCCTCGGTGCTCTGGACCGGGTTGTCCCACTCGAGGAAGAGGTCGGGGTCGCCAAACAGGGGCATCAGGTAAGCGTTGAAGTGCTCTTGAAGGAACGCTACGCGAGGAGCCAGGTTGCCCTGTTGGTGCACCTGAGTGGCGCCCTGGATGGTGGCGCGGTTCGAGTTCCGCACATCACCCAGTAACTCCGGCGGCATACCCCAGTTGAAGCGGAGCCGGTCGCCCAGGTGCTGTTGGGTGGCGGTGAAGTCCTGCTCCTTGTGGCTCGGGCCAAACGCCTGGACCGACACCTTCCCTTCCACAAACAGCGGTCGGTGGGCATTATGGATGCCCGTATACTTGCTCTCCCACTCGTTCTGGATATGCTTTTTGGTCTCCGGGGAGACCCCATCCAAACCCACAACGGTGCCAGGGTGGGCGCCCTGCCGGTAAAAGTTGTTGTTCCAGATGCCGGCATACTTGATCTGGGATACCTCGTCGTCGACCGCCGCAGCTGCACCGGCACCCATACCGTAGGGGTCGAGCACGTCGACGAGGTTCAGCCAGATGACGCTGCCGGCTTCAATCTCGACCCGCTGGCCACGCGCTCCCAGCACCACGAAATAGGGCTTGCCTTCGTCCGGAAGGCTCACCAGGCGGTGCGGGGGAATCGGCTTCAGTTGCGCCGGAAACTGCGTCTTGCGCCCGTTGAGGCGGACGGTCTCCCAGATGATCTGGATCGGTGCGTAGCCTACCGTCTCGAGGTAGACCTCAATCAGCCAGCGGAACCGCGTCCCGGTCATGCGAGGGTTGGGCTGCTTGAGGAGCCGGAGAATCCAGGCTTCCACCGCATTCGCGTTGCCCTCGTGAACAATCTCCGCGGGCACCTTCCCGTTGAGGACCACCGCACCGGGCAGCCTGCGCTTCAGGTGGAAGGGGACGGCGGCCACGTCCTCCGCGATGCGGTTAACCGGGGCGCGCAGTTGGGTGCAGGTCTTGAAGGCGTTGAGCCAGCCCTGGGGGTTGCGGGCTGGGCCGCCGCCGAGTTGGGCGCACAGGTCGCTGGTCCAGTTGACGCCGGCCCAACTCAGGACGCCGCCGATGAGGGCTTTCGCGCGGGCCTGGAAGCGGGATTTTATGCGCGCGAAGATACTCATCCGATGAAGAACCAGTCCTCTTTCTGTTCGGGCTCCGCGAATAGTACGCCCACCGCGTCCGCATGGTCAGGGCTGCCACCGAACTGAGATTTCAACTTCTTCTTGGCTGTCGTCTGAATCAGGTGGCTGTCGTTCGTCCACCACTCGCGCCAGCCGAGTTCCTCGGCGAGTTGCTTGTCCGCCGGGTCGATAGCGATGGCCTCGGGGTTCTCGGGGTTGAGCGCCCACCGCAGGTTGAACTGGACCTCGTCGGACTTGCGGTGATAGACGTCTTTCTCGGTGGTCGCCGCGTCAATCCCAACGAAAACGATCTTGATGCCGTGCAGCCTGCCTTCTTCACGCTGCAGCTGGACCAGGCGATCGTAAACCCCCTTGCCCTGGCCGGTCTTGTCGATGAAGATGACCTTCACGTCGAGCCGCTCGGCCATCGAGGCCACGTGCTCGGCCTGCCACATCAAGTCTTGGTTGTCCCAGTCGTCTTCGTGTCGCACCTGGCAGCCCGTGCGCAGATATGCGGAGGAGCCGTCCCGGCCACCGCCAGCCACGTCCACGCCCAGGGCGCGAATGCCATCGGTTGACACCTCGCCCCATCGCTGGTGGGCCGCCTGAATCCACTCCGTCGGGATGACCTTGTCACCGCTCGAGACGAAGAACCGGCCCTTCACGCGGGTTTCCCAGAGGGACATCAGGCCGCGCTTGAGCCACTTATGGCGCTTGTCTTCGACCCAGTCGTGAGAGACCAGGCCGGGAACCACCGCCTTTCGCTCCCGCACGTTCGGCGTGTCCTCGGCGTCGATGGAGATTCGCTTCCACCGCTGGCACTCTTCGGGGTGTTTGTGCGAATCGAAGAACGGTCCGGACTGGCAAACCGGGTTGCCAATCTTCAGGTGTCTGGAGCCCTCCGCGGCGGTAATGCCCTCGAAGCCCTCGACGACCTCCTGCTCCATGCCCGCCGCCTCGTCCTCGATGAAGAGGACGTTTGCTGTCTCGTGCAAGCCTGCCACGCGGTTGGGGTCGTCCGAAGCGAACCCCATACCCCACCAGTCGTCCGCCAGGAACCACTGGGTTTGAAGCGGTCGGCCCGGAAGTTGCCGGCGAGCTCGCTTGATAAGTTTGCGAATCTCGCGCCAGAGCAGGGACTTGACCTGCCGGTGCGTTGGGGCGGTGGTCATCAGCATCGACGGCCGGCGAGTCATCAGCCACCAGATGCTCAGGCAAGCCGCAGTGAACGTCTTGCCGCTGGCGTAGCAGGCTGCCACGGAGGTGCGGGGATTGTCCCGCACGGACTCCATAATCTCGACCTGGCCGCCGGCCTCGGGGTTCTCGGTCTCGTAGTCCTGGACGCTCCAGACCTCGACGCCCAGCACGTCCCGGCAGAACCCCACCGGGTCGTCTGCATACTCGGTGAGCGGCTCCGCGTGGAGGACTGCCTTCCCGACCCGCACAACCCGCTGGCCAGTAACCTTGCGGCGGTGGGCCCGGTCGATCGGGCTGCGCAGGCAGAGAGGTTGGCTCAGGGCTCCCAGGTTGCGCCGAGACCGCCCCCGCCAGCCGAACATCTAGTCCGAGTAGTTGGCGAGCTTCTTCTCGGCCAGTTCACGCAGGCGCTTCACAATCGCCTCACCCAACTTCTCGCCGGCCATCTCCCGGATCACATCGTAGAAACTTTCGATGAGCGGGCCGACCAGGCGGGAGATTTGCTCCACACGGAGGCGGCCATAGCTGGGGTGGTGGGCGTTGAGGAAGCTCAACAGGGCGATGACCTGGCCCTTCATCTTGCCGGCGCCCACGCGGAGAAGCTTGGCTTCCACGCCT